CTATCGAAATTGACCTATCGAAATTGACCTATCGAAATTGACCTATCGAAATTGACCTATCAGAGCGAATTTGCGTCTGCATATGCGTGTGAGTCAAACACATCGCGCGAACGACCACGTACAGGTAGGCAATAGGTAGGAACGTAGGTAGGACTACGTGGGACTATCGTAGGAACAATCTTATGTGCGAGTGGGAATGTGTAGAGGTGGAAAGGTAGTCCGTGCCTTCGGCGGGGAGTACCTTTCCACCTGTACAACTTGTGACTGTAGGATTGGATGCCTATCTCGGTAGAACAGAAGGTGAACAAACCCAGCTAGCGCGCGTGTGGATTGTGTGAGTCAAGCGCGAACAATTTGTGGACTGTCACGTACTCGCGCTACCGCGCTCGGGCCTGGGGGTGCGACAATATGCCGCAGGGGGTGCGACAGTTTGTCACATTGACAAATGCGAAAAAAAGGCGCATCCTATGCTATTCGCTTGAGTTTGCTAAGCAAACGGAAGCGCCAGACCAGAGTATATACGGACCGGACCCAAGAGTATATACAGACGGCCCGAAGGGACGTGTGTATATACTCTATATATATATGGGCGCGTCGTCGCGTGGTGGGTGGTGGGGGCGACCTCGTTTGACTCAAACATAGAAGCCCTCCGGGTGATATAACATTGAAGGTGTTTGACTCAAGTACGTGATATAACATTGAAAAATAAGTGATATCACTCGAAAAATAGTGCTTGACAAGGCAGTTTTTTTGTGCTATGATATAGGGTCGAATGGGATATTAAGTGCGGCAAATGGCGTTTTGTGCGTCAATTTGTCGCACCTGAGGTGCCAGCCCTGTCAGTCATGTGGGCATCTTGATTGCATTCGACACGGGGACCGGGCCTGCTGTCGGCGGAAGAGTCCGGTCCCCACCGAATTTGGAACCGAAATGGTCTGGGTTTGAGTCAAACAGGAGGCAGAAATGGTCGAAACGTGGGGACATAAAGGACCGACTTCCGATCGAACTCTGTACGATCAGGAGCGAGAGGAGCAGGTGAAGGCGTACAGTGATCAGCAACAGGAGATTGTTGATAAGGCTTCGAAAGCAGCGCGGATTGCAACTTTAATGGCGGAAAACCCTGATCTTAGTGAGGAAGATGCTAAGGCTAGAGTGGATGAAGAGGTTCAGACGGCGAAAGAGGCTGATCAGGAGGCAGAAAAGGAGCGCAGATCGGCCGCTGGATATCCGGAAGAGGGGGAAGGAAGCAATGGCGGAGGATAACAGTGCTGCAAACGGCAAAAAGATTCATGACGCTAACGCTGCGAAGATTGCTGCGCAACAGTCGTCCAATGCGGCGAAAGCCACAGCAGTTCCATCCAATGTCGGACGAACGGAGCCGGCAATGGATCTTAACATTATGCAGGGGACGGCAAATAGTGTCCTCCCGAATCGGTTCTTGGTAACGCGAATAGGGTGAAATCGAGAACGTAGTGAGAACGTAGCAAGAACGGAGTAAACGGCAATGGCAACGAATACTGCTACAGCGAATGTGAAAGGTGGCTTGTTCGGTGACGCAGCCGGACTCTTGCAGTTAACTAGTGTCAGTGGCAAGAACGGCCGTCGTTCGGATGCCGCGAAACAGTTAGGAACGAAAACGAACTACGCGCTTCGCCGGATTATGTATGTGACGGCTGGGGCGGTGCCAGGAGTAGTGGCGTCATATGTGTTTCCACAGATTGAGGCGAATGTGGAGCTAGGAGGCAAGAGAGCAATCACACAGACGAGTCTCATCAACAGGGTAACGACGGCTGCGGATGTGACTGAGTATCAACGTGATGTGTTGACTTGGTCTGCGAGAACGACATTCGGTGCCAGTCCAGTGCCGAACAAGGACGGAAACCCATTAGGTACGAGATAGTGCCACACATGCATACGAGATGAGCTTGGTTTGACTCAAACATAGGAGATTTGCATGACAGCAATTCCGGTTACGTTTGTTGGTTATATAACCTACAGCGATACCTCAATTGGCGGTGGGCCAATGCCTGGTGGTCCTGGTGCTGGGTCGCCTCCTGGCATATGGCCGTCGCCAGGTGCACCGACACATCCTATTGTAATGCCACCAGGTGATGGAATACCAGAGGGGCCGATTGAATGGAAGACGGCTTGGTCGCCGGCAACGGGTTGGATTGTGGTCGGTATTCCGACAGTGCCAGTGCCGACACCGGCAGCAGTGAGTAAACCGACAGTACCACCAAAAGCGTAGCGTTGTGTGAGTCAAACACAGGTTCACAGGAGTAGCTTCAATGCCCAAGGACAAGAAAATGAGCGAGCCGTCGCGCAAGAAGCTACCCGAAGAACTGACAAGGTTTGAGAGTGGTCGTGGTTCCGGAAGCGCTTCGGCTACTCCAAAGGCGACGGCTCGGACCGGCCGGGCCGTCGCCAAACGATCGAAGCTTGCGACTTGGGGCGATCCGTATGTGATGGCTGATGGTAAAATTATTCAGCCAGAAGTACTGTTCGCTGATCCGTCAAGAAACCATGTGAAGTCGAGTAGTGACTATCGGCCACAGCGTAAGAGATCGATACCGGACTTGCCAGCGTCGCCGAAAGCAATGAAGGGTATTGCGTTAGTGTTCACGATGACGATCATGGGCGTGCCAGACCGTGAGATTGCGGAGATGTTGTCAATTACGCCAAGTGAGGTAAGGCAGGTCAGGACGCATCCGGGGTACGGAGAAACGTTTGAAATTGTTGCAAATGAGTTTGTTAGTGCGAAATCGAAACGCCTTGTGTCACGTATCGCTTCGTATGCCGATGGTGCATTGGATAACGTGTACAACATTGCGATGAATGGCCATAAGGAGAACAATGTGCTTAGGGCAAGCATCGATCTTCTTGACCGTGCGGGTGTAAGACCGAAAGACTTGACGGGCGATAAGGGTCAACAGAATGAGCTTCGTATTACTATTGTGAAGGGCGATAGCGATGCGGAGGTGGCAGTTAACGGAATAACACTCGATAACTAGTTTGAGTCACACAGATACCGGTTGTGTGGCTCAAGTAACAAGTGAGCGCTACCGGTATCTGTGTGGAGGCTTCTATGAACAACGTTCTGAGTATGATTGGCAGTCGTGTAGTGACTGCAATGAGTAAGGCCAAGGACGAGGGTCGTGTCTTTGCCTGGACTGTGCTGACTGACGGTGCAATATTCCATCGTGATAAGGTGTGCGTGGGCGGTGTTGGTGATGGCGAATTCCTGATGTGTCGTGTTGGGGATGTAGTCATGCTGACCAACGAAGAAGCCGAGGCGCATCGAGTTGGCGGTGTAGACCTGGTGGTTACTATGGTCGAGGCAGCGGAATAGGGAGTAAGACAATGGCATGGGTACCGAATAAGGCTGGAACGAATGCAAGTCCGTATGCAACGGATACACCGTACTCGAAAGTCAATCGGTACGTTGCGAATGTGGCGGCAGTTACGGCACTGACGCCACAATATCCAGGCGAGATGGTTGTCGCGCAGGATACACTCGACTCGTATCAGGCGGCTGATAACCAGACAGGTCACTGGCAGAAGCAGGCGGTGAAGCAGTGAGTCAACAGCTACGGGAGCCTGATCCTAGAAACTTCAGGATTTACCGCAATCGTCGAGGCTCGCCTAGATGGTATCAGCGATGGGCTGAGGCCTGGTGGATTTTGACGGGAAAGTGGTCTCTGCATCGCGCGTGGCAGGAAGGCCACGACCATGGGACGCAAATGGAATACCGCCGGACTGTTGTAATGAAGGGCCGCTAGTGTTTGAGTCAAACGCACCCGAAACCGGACTACTCTGATGCCACATTACAAACTCATAGAAGGCTCTGTGCAGTCTGGCTTCTACCACAGCCGGGCGAAGATACAAGTGTTCGGTGGTGCGTTTGCGAATGGAAAGACGACAGCGCTTGCAGTTAAAGCGTTAAAGCTGGCCAAAGACTATCCGGGCAGTAACGGTCTTTTGGCAAGAGAGACGTATCCAAAGCTGAACGACACGCTGCGCAAGGTTTTCTTTAAGTGGTGTCCGACAAGTTGGGTACTAAAGAAACCAACGATTGATGATAATACGTGCTACCTGAACAATGGTTCGATTATCAATTTCCGTTATATATCGCAGCGGGGCAGGAGCCGTGGGGATGGGAGTGCAACGAGTAATCTTCTATCCGCGACATATGATTGGATTGGAGTTGACCAAGTAGAAGATCCAGGCATCATACACAAGGACTTATTTGATTTGTTGGGGCGGTTGCGAGGCGATACACCTTATCAGGCCGACGAGGAAGATTTATCAATGCCTTCGACAGGTCCGCGTTGGATCATGCTTACGGCAAACCCATCGAGTAATTGGTTCTACAAGGAATTGATTCAGCCGTACTTACTATGGTTGAAGACTGGCCAGCGGGTGGAGAAACTTCTTGTTGACCCCGATACAGGTATTCCGCTCATTGAATTATTTGAGAGTGACACTTACGCGAATAAGCATAACCTATCACACGACTACATTGTTGGTCTCGAAGCGACGTTCAAAGGTCAGATGCGCGACCGTTTCCTACTTGGGAAATGGGTCGCCTTCGAGGGCTTGGTCCATCCTGATTACGACCCATCGATCCATACCATTTCGCGTTCAGAGGCCGAAAATTACCTTGCGGACTGTTTACTTCGCCATGTCCAGATACAGGCAATCGAGTCTTACGATTTCGGTATAGTCTCGCCAAGCTGTTATCTTATGGGGTTTGTCGATGATC